TGCGGTTTCGAGGTTACGTACGGGATAGGGAGCTGATCTAAGCCCAAAATACGCATACCCCCGTGTCATTCCGCTATATCAATCGCTACAACGATGGTCCTACTAGAATAGACCAATTTACTAGACCAATCTGCAAGTGTCGACATACCTCGATCTGTCTACCTGCGAAGACTACGCTCAGGTGATAGACCATAAAAGCAACTGTAATCAACATTGGTCTAGAACGCTCTGACCAGCGTATATAGCCAAATGGTAATATACTTGATCAACAGGTAAACATGCAGGTCACAGCGTCGCGTCGTAAGGGACCATTACCAGCCCTACCGGACCACCTACACTTATCATGTTGGTATGAGTGTGAACTACGTCACAATCTGGTCTCAGACGACCACAGACTACTCTTGTGGACATGTATTAACATATGAGAGACTTCAAGAGACCTTCTAACTACTTAGATAACATAGATATAACTAAGGATGATTATAGTGACTTGGTCTACTTCTACTAGGAAGGAACGTCTTCCTAAAGACTGGGAAACTTATATTGTTCCTAAAATACTAAAAAGAGATAAGTATACTTGTAAAATTATTGATGATGGTTGTCAGATTCAAGCTACTGAAGTAGATCATATAGTAAGAGGCGATGATCATCGATTTTCGAATTTGCAAGCCGTATGCGAGCGATGTCATGCCAAGAAAAGTTCCCGCGAAGGCAATAATGCCAAGACGAGACTCAAGATGTTAAGAAAACGACCGACTGGGAGACACCCCGGTCTGCGATGATCGACACCCAGGAGGTGTCTAAAGCCCAGGAGGCTAAAATGCCAGGACTTGGTAAGCCCGGACCGATTGGTAAGCACCCGTCAGAACGAGTACGTCGTAACAAGACCGGAGAAGATGGTCTAGTGACGGAAACAGTTCGGATGATCGGCGATGTAGAGATCCCGTCTCTTGACTTGGGCGTTGAAACACATCCCCTCATTCAGGATCTATGGGACAGCCTTCCTAACTCAGGTCAAACCAGGTTTTGGGAACCTTCTGACTGGGAGTATGCACGAATCACGATGTACGCTCTGAACAACATGTTGTTTTCTTCGAAGATGTCTGCTATGCTTCTGTCAACGATCGACGCGATGATGAGCAAACTACTACTCACTGAAGGCGATCGTCGTAGGGTCAAGGTAGAAGTACAGCGAAACGAAGCTACTGGCAAGGTCATTAATGCTGCTCAGCGCTTCGAAGAGCTGTTCGAGAAGCAACGGGAGGCTAACTAGTGGCTCGGAAGTACAGATGTCCGATTTGCCATAACGACGTTGGTGTGCTAGCTTCAGGGAAGATCGAAGAGCACGACAACAAGATCCGAGGTGTTGTAGGTCATTGCATCGGGTCTGGACGAAAGGTCTTGCCCGAAAGGAAGCGATGAGCGATCGACCTAAGGTGAAATTCCGCCAAGAAGGGGATCTTCACGTGCTGCATTGCCCTGATTGTTCTACAAAGATCAAAAACAAGAAAAAGGGCGTTGCGGTTTTGGACATGTTGAACCATGGCCGTAAACAGCACAAGTGGATTTGGACAGAAAATATCTGGTAACTTGCTCCTGATCGTGTTCCGACACTGATCAGGCTTTGACTAGGGTGCCCTCTCCACCCTAGTGGCCTCTTCGGAGGCAAACCCAACCGTGTGATGTGCCCGCACGAGTAACCTCGCCATAGGCTCCGGCCCGGACTGCGAGGAGGGCTCCAAAACTTAATCAAATCCAGGGGTTGACAAACTCCCAGACATGATGTAGAGTTCTACTCATAAGATCCACCGCTTCGTAACGACCGGCAGTATGAATCTCGGCAGAGGCGGTTTGCTCGGTTGGTGTAATGGTAAGCACGCCAGGTTTTCACCCTGGAAGCACGGGTTCGATCCCCGTACGGAGTACTAGTCAGCGAGGGACTGACTGTGACCCTCTTAGGAGGAGCAAACCAACCCTCACGGTGCGTCATTGGTGTTAACGGTAGCACGTCTGGCTTCCACCCAGACAGCGCAGGTTCGAATCCTGTATGACGCTCAAAGCCGATCTACTAGGCTCACGCTTAGTAAGGCTTCCGACGAACAAGTGGCTTGGTGACTCCGTGATCCAAACACAAGGAAGTCGGGCGCTGGGTTTCCTAGGGCGAGCATCCTAGGGAGGTAACACGAGGTATTGAATCCTCATTGTGCCCAGATTACTAGCAGAGGGTTATCGGCCGTACCTCGTGGCTAGGTACTATCTAACTCCTTATCGTCCTCCGGGACTGGTAAGGCTTGTAAGGCCCTGAGTACCCTGACAAGTCTCAGAGCTGATAGAAGTGGGGTCAACACTTCGTGATCGGCATTCGGGATAGGGTGTGACGGCAGCATGGTCCGTTTGGATCGGAGCGGGCGGGGTTCAATTCCTCGTGTCCCGACGGTGGCTGAGCGTGCCACGATAAAAACAGTTCCGAGGGGGTTCTCACCTCGTTAAAATACGGGAACCTATGGTTAGAGTTCCCACCGGCAGGGAAACGGGCCTGTTAAGCCCGTCGCTACAGGTTCGAGTCCTGTCTAGCCAGCGTTAGATCATGTGAGGTTGTTGTCATCCTTAAGGGTGAAAACGGACGTGGGGAATACCCGGATAGGGTCCGGGAAAAGGGAAGCCGGTTGCTCTTGCGCAGGAGAACGCGGTCGTGTAACATGATCTAATACGGTGTAGGTCTGGCACACTGATGTTCAGCGGGTACACTCGTTGGCAACAGCCAGACGCTTGCACGGATAGCTCAGCGGTAGAGCACCAGGTTGTCAACTTGGGAGACGCGGGTTCGAATCCCGTTCGGTGCGCGTGGGCGGTGGTACGCTGCTGCCTCTAACGTAGAGAGGAGAGAAGATCATGTGGAGTTCAGACAACGGCCTAGGCCAGTTGGTTGGTAAGGTCATTGAACGTGTCTTTATGAACGACGAATACTTGGTCTTCGAGACGGACGAAGGACGTTTTGCCTTCACAGTCGAAGGTGACTGTTGCTCGCACAGCTACTTTTATGATTTCCACGGAGTCAAGAAGCTCTTGGAGAACGGACCGGTAATTTCGGTAAAGGAAGTAGATCTCGGTGAAGACGAGAAGAACGACTACGACGTAACCCGTTGCTACGGATTCCAGATCTTCACTGAGTCAGATATGTGGGGCGAGCAGACTTCAGTCTTTAGTTTCCGGAACGACTCGAATGGGTATTACGGTGGTTGGATGTACGCAACGGACGCTGATCGAGTAATGAACAACATCACGGATACATTGCCCGAACTGACGGATGATCTCCTAAGCACGAGTTGAGAGGTTAGATATGCTTACTGAAGTTGAACGATACGCGGACAGGTTGGCTGATCAATCGCGCAGGCCGCATGTGCCGAACGCAGAAGGACATGACCGACACGAGGTTCGGGAGATGTATCGCGAGTTGTACGGACAACCGTGAGCATAACAGACCAGTATCCAGGTACCTCGCTACCACCTGGATACTCTAGCGGGATGGCGCAGTAGGCTAGCGCGTGGGCCTCATAAGCCTAAGGTCGTCGGTTCGATTCCGACTCCCGCTACTGGAGTTGATATCCTAGGCAATGTTGACTCCTCTTATCGATGTGCGTCATGGTGACGTCTGCGGATTCCAAACCCGCAAGTGAGGGTTCGATTCCTTCCATCGGTGCGGCTCTCTAGCCCAACGGGAGAGGCAACAGTCTTAGAAACTGTTCAGTCCGGGTTCGAATCCCGGGGGAGCTACCCCTTTATAGCTCAGCGGAAGAGCGGCTGCCCTACAAGCAGCGGGTCCAAGGTTCGAATCCTTGTGAAGGGACTGTGACTGAGATACGAAAAGTGAGTTTATTGGACTGTGAATCCGATGGAAGAGGGTGCGATACCCTCCAGTCACCCCGGAAGATAGTGCCTATTGGTTGGCAACTAGCGTGCTAAGCTAGTACTAGGTGAAAGCCTAAGGGTTCGATTCCTTTATCTTCCTCGTAAGGCACTTCAGGGACGTTCCGAGCCTTGATTAAATGAGCATTTAGGATCGAATGCGGTGTCTGCTTATGGAATCTTAGCTCAGTGGGTAGAGCAACCGGTTGAAGCCCGGTGCGCATAGGTTCGAACCCTGTAGATTCCACGCAAGGTATTATAAACTACGAAAGGTCGAGGATGCCTGACGTTAAGGGTTATCGCGAGCTAAGCGAAGACGATGTAGCCGACATGAACCGTGTCAAGGACATGGAGAAGCAGGTTGGCGAACTGTGGCGGGAACTTTCTCAGTTTGAGGATATCGACAAGCGTTCGATGGCTCTAGCTAAGACACATCTGCAAGAGGGCTTTATGTTCTTTGTACGTGCTATTGCCAAGCCGGAAGATGTATTCTAGTCCATAGGGTCGAAAGACCCATCCTGACGCTCTTGGAGAGCAGCGCGGCTGTAAACCGCTACTGTAGGAGGTTCGATTCCTCCCGGCAGGACGAGAACCCGAGTCGGGTACCACGATTGTCCGTTGAGGGCATGAGGGTGGGTGCTGAACCCCGATACAATCCCCTATAGCTCAGTGGAAGAGCGCCACGCTACGAACGTGGGTTGTCGCAGGTTCGAATCCTGTTAGGGGTGCTGTATGCCGCTCTGGCCCAATCAGGCAGAGGCGCCGCACTCAAAATGCGGAGGTTGAGAGTTCGAGTCTCTCGGGCGGTACCAAAGCGGATAGCGTGCAGGTGCACAAACTGGTCTTGAAAACCAGGCCGGGGTTATACTCGAGGGATCAATACCTTTATCCGCTGCCATCCCCTTGTAGTTCAATTGGAAGATCAGACGCCTTCTAAGCGTTCGCGTGCAGGTTCGAGTCCTGCCAGGGGGACGTTAGTCCTTTCAATCCCGATTAGCACAACTGGTAGTTGCGTCTGGCTCTGAACCAGAAGGTTCCACGTTCGACCCGTGGATCGGGAGCATGGCATACAAAAACAATGAAGATCAGAAAAAGGCAGCTAGACAACACTACGAAGATAATCGAGAATTAATCAAAGAGAGAACCAGACAAAGAAGGCGCGATAATCGCGATTTGATTAAGGCCATCAAGGAAAACACTCCTTGTGTTGATTGTGGCATAATCTACCCATACTATGTCATGGATTTCGACCACCTAGGTAAGGAAGCCAAGGTGGGAAACATTGCAACGATGACAATTACACATGGTAAAAACGCTATCCTCGCCGAAATTGCTAAATGCGAGTTAGTCTGTTCCAACTGTCACCGTATAAGAACTCACAATAGATTGAAGAATTAGCCTTTGTAGCTGAGTGGCTTAGCTCCTGCCTTGTAAGCAGGCGACGTGGGTTCGATTCCTACCAGAGGCTCCGGGGTCTTAGCTCATTTAGGCAGAGCGCTTCCCTTGCAAGGAAGAGGCGGCGGGTTCGATCCCCGCAGGCTCCACCATAGGTTTGTAGCTTAGTCCGGTAAAAGCACTTCGCTGATAACGAAGAGACCGAAGGTTCAAATCCTTCCAGACCTACGCACTTGTAGCTGAGATGGTTTAGCTCCGTCCTCTTAAGTCGGAGACGCAGGTTCGAGTCCTGCCAGGTGCACATAGACACGAAGTGTGGTATGCTGTCATCACCAACGAGAAGGGGTTGACAGTGAGCGAGATTCCCAAGCATAAGTGCAATAAGAGAACCAAAGGGATGCAGAAAACAGCCAAAGTCGGTGATTACATGGTCACTTTCCAAACTTTATACTGTTCAGTATGTATGCAATCCCAAGAGAACAAGATCTTAAAGAAGAGGAAGATCCAATAACTCCAGGAAGGTCGATATGGTGGACACCCTGGTCCGCCTATCGGACCTTAAGCCTGCACCCGCGCACGTAATAGGCCCTACATGGCGTCGTCGTCGAGACGGACGCTGGCATCTCCCCAAGGCGAGTCTAGGTTGGGGGATTTTAGACTGGCTAGCCGAGTATGTACGGTCTCCAGGCGGAGATAATGACGATGACCCATTCATTCCAACTTCAGAACAGGCCCGGTTCATTCTATGGTGGTATGCCGTAGACGAGCTGGGCCGTTTTGCGTACCGTAATGGTGTGCTAAGGCGAATGAAGGGATGGGGTAAGGACCCGATGTGTGCCGCGCTGGCACTCGTCGAGCTATGTGGTCCTGCTCGGTTCAGTCACTGGGAAGGTCTTCGGCCCGTTGGGAAGCGTGTAAAGGCTCCGTGGATTCAGATTGCTGCGGTATCGCAGACTCAGACGGGTAACACGCTTAAGCTTTTCCCTAGCATGGTTAGCCCTAAGCTCAAGGAAGAATTTAAGCTTGATATTAATAAGACTATTATTCACTCTACCGATGGTTCGGGCGGTCTAATCGAAGGTGTGACCTCTTCTCCAGCAACTCTGGAAGGTGGTCGCCCCACATTCGTAATCCTTAACGAAATCCAGGAGTGGATCGAAACTAACGATGGTCACGCTATGTACGGCGTCGTTGAAGGTAACATCACGAAGTCTCGCATGGGTGTGGCTCGTTACCTGGCTATCTGCAATGCTCACGTCCCAGGACGAAACTCCATCGGCGAGCGCATGTGGGATTCCTACATCGCGGTACAGACTAAGGGCGCTGTAGATACAGGTATTCTTTATGATGCGCTCGAGGCACCTGCTGAAACTCCAGTTTCGGAGATCCCATCCGAGGACGTGGATCCAGAAGGCTTTGAATTGGGCCTGAAGATGCTCAAGGACGGTCTAACGACCGCTCGAGGGGATGCGTACTGGCTAGACATCGATACCATCGTAGGATCGATTCTAGACATCAACAACCCCATCTCAGAGTCCCGACGTAAGTTCCTCAACCACATTAACGCGGCTGAGGATGCTTGGATCGCCCCTCACGAGTGGGATCGTATCCTTAAGGATGCCACGCTAGAGCCTGGCGACACGATCAGCCTTGGATTCGACGGATCAAAGTCCGGCGACTTCACGGCCCTAGTGGCATGTCGTATCGACGACGGTCTTCTTGTCCCGATCAAGGTGTGGGATCCCGAGAAGTATGGCGGTGAAATCCCGCGAGAAGATGTCGACGCTACTGTTCATTGGGTCTTCTCTCGATTCAACGTAGTGGCATTCCGGGCGGATGTCAAGGAGTTCGAATCGTATGTAGACGCCTGGAGCAGGCAGTATAAGAAGAAGCTTAAGGTTAAGGCATCTCCGAACAACCTGATTGCATTCGATATGCGTGGTCAGACTAAGCGATTTGCACTTGACTGTGAAAAGCTTAACGATGCTGTACTTGAAGGAGCTGTTTCTCATAATGGATCGGCGATTCTAAGGCAGCACGTCTTGAATGCACATAGAAACCCAACCACTTACGACGCAATCAGTATTCGTAAGGCGAGCAAAGACAGTTCACGCAAGATCGATGCGGCTGTTTGCGCAGTCCTCGCCTTCGCTGGAAGGCAGGAGTACCTTATGAACAAGAAGAATCGCACTGGAAAGGTGGCCGTATTCCGATGACAGCACCTGTCCAGAGTAATGCCGAGCAGATCGAATACCTTCTAGGCAAGTTTGGAAGGGACGCAAGCGAGCTTAAGGTCAATAACGCGTATTACAACGGCACGTATCGCCCAAAGGCGGTTGGTCTAGCCGTTCCACCCGCGATGAAGCATCTTCTAGCTCAAATTGGGTGGTCCCGTACGTATCTAGGCAGTCTTGAAGAGCGTCTAGACATCGAAGGGTTCATTCTAGCCGGTAAGTCCAAGGCAGATGATCGACTATGGCAGTGGTGGCAGGCTAACCGTATGGACGTCGAGTCCGGGCTGGCCCACACCGAAGCTTTGGTTCATGGCCGGGCTTATGTGACGATCGCGGCCCCTAATCCTAACGATCCTTTGATGGATCCGACCACTCCGGTGATCAAGGTTGAGTCTCCTCGATCAATGTATGCTGAAGTCGATCCGGTATCGGGGCGAGTCACTCGAGCTATTCGTGTTTACAACGTTCCTGTTGGTGTTACCACAGTCAAGGTTCGAAAGATCACCCTTTACCTTCCTAATTCTACCATTGGTTACGTAGAAAGTAACCGTGTTGGAAACAACAACGGCTGGATTGAAGAATGGCGAGTAGATCATAATCTGGGCATTGTCCCGGTGGTTCCGATCCTGAATAAGGAACGCATCGAACAGCAGGATGGTTGCTCCGAGATCAAGCCAGAACTACGAAGTGTTAGCGACGCAGCGTCCCGCCTTATGATGAATATGCAGGCTACTGCTGAGCTGATGGCCATTCCACAACGAGTTATCTTTGGTGTGGACCGCGCCGAGATCATGGGTCAAACCGGAGAATCTTCGTGGGAAGCTTACATTGCTAATCTTCTAGCTTTCGAAGATCCAGACGGTAAGATCTCGCAGTTTGCTGCGGCTGAACTTCGTAACTTCGGTGAAGGAATGGAGATGCTTCGTAAGGAAGCGTCGGGTTACACCGGTCTCCCTCCTCAGTACTTCAGCTTCTCGTCTGACAACCCGGCTTCTGCTGACGCTATTCGTGCCAGCGAGGATCGGCTAGTCAAAAAGGCTGAACGCAAGTGTCGAATGTTCGGTGAAGCGTGGGAAATGGTAATGCGCATTGCCCTTAAGGTAATGGACGGAACGATTCCTACAGACGCATTCCGAATGGAAACGGTATGGCGTAACCCGGCAACTCCGACGTTTGCTGCAATGGCTGACGCGGTAGTCAAGCTAGCTACGGCTATCACTCCTGATGGACGCGCTGTTATCCCTGTCGAGATGGCTCGAATCAAGCTCAACTTCTCCATTGGTGAACGTGAAGAGATGGAGAATATGGATAAGAACAGTCCGCGTGGCAGGCTAGCAGAGCTGTACGGACCTCCCGTAACAGGAAGAACTCAACTACCGGAGGGACGTGACGAATGACAGCCGAAGAGTACGCAGAGGCACAAGCCGCGATTAGCGCGGAGCTAGTGGCTACGGTGCTCGAACTGTCTTCTAGCTATCGCCTTCCTACCCTAACCATTTACGATTGGCGATTCCTACTCCAGTTGCTCTTTCCGTTCGTTTATGAAGCTCGTAAGAAGTCTGCCGAATTAGGCAGGCAGTTTTATGATACTCAGCGGAAAGAGCATCACCCAGAACTACCACGACGCGACATCTATCTTGCTGAATACCGGCTGGACTGGTTTACAGAAGAGATGTTTCCGGCTCGAGACGACTTTCTGGAGACAGGCGCCTCAGAAGGTTCACTTGCTCAGGTCGCATTGCGTGCTGCTAAGGCCGTTGAGAACGGCGGCCGACGCACCATTCTTCGAGCAGTCGAAGAAGACAGTGAAGTTCTAGGGTGGGCTCGAGTAGCAACAGGTCGGGAGACTTGTGGATTTTGCATGATGTTGGTATCACGAGGACCGGCTTACAAGTCGGCTCGTGGTGCCGGACTAAACGCTAGTGATGAACTAGCCGAACAGCTTTGGGCAAGTGGTGATGCTGCTGCGCTCAAGGAACTAATGACCAGATGGCATCCGGGATGCGATTGCAAGGTAGTTCCGGTGTTTGACAAGGCTAGTTGGCCTGGTCGGGACGCTTACAAACGAGCGTTGGATATCTGGAGAAAAGAAACTCGAGGTTATCGCGGCAAGGATGCGATGAACGCATTCCGTCGAGCCATCGAGAACGGCGAGGTAGACGTTCGTAAAATGTCCATCGCCGCATAAGGTTCGCCCAACAAGCATTCCAGGAGAATGCTTTTCTCTGCCCAGGAGGCAATAAATGTCCGAAACCGCCAGCACTGGCACTGAGTCTACAACCGAGACGGTAGTGACTCAGTCCGAAATTACTACGGTAGAACAGCTACCGGAGTTTGCTCGTAATATGATTTCCGAACTTCGTCAGGAAAACGCTAGTACTCGTGTCAAGAAGAATGAGGCTGTGGAAACCGCAAAGAGCGAAGTTCAGACGGCGTTCGAAGCCAAGCTGGCAGAATCGAACACCGCACACGAAGCTACCAAAGACCAACTCGCTCAGGTGACTATGTCTATGGCTAAGCTGAATGCCGCTATCGAAGCTGGTGTTCCAACTGACAAGCTAACCAGTTTCGCAAGCCGGCTCCAGGGCAGTACAGCCGAGGAGCTTAAGGCAGATGCTGTCGAAGTGAAGAAGATTTTCGGTATTACCGAAACCGTCCCTGCTAACAAGCCTGCTAC